ATACCTTTATTCCACCAGTCTGAGGAATATTTTCCTCACCGACAGTATAAGGTGTAGTATCACTTGAAGGGATAGCTCCAACTGTATCAGGAGTGCTAATATTTTCCATACCCTCGGCGAAGGTAGTATAATTATTAATAACAACAATTAAGACAAGAGCAACTAACAATCCTAAAGTGACATTATTCATGGAAAAGAATACAACAATAGTAATCAATACTAGTCTTCCTAAAATCGTGTCATATATATTATAAATTAGTCTTGGATTAATTGCTAAAATAAGGGCAAGTCCTACAAATAGCCCAATTATACTGTTTGTCTTGATACTCATTCTATATAAATTATATAATATATTTTTTATGCAATTTCCTTTATTTTTGAAATTACCTGAGATACTCAGATTTTCACTTTGAAACTTTTTGATTTTAAGATTGTTTCATAAATAATTATCTTAATTTTTATTAAGAGAATGTCCTATTTAGCAATGTCGGCCGCACCAATTGATAGTGAAAATAATCAGAATTATAATAATGATAATCCAATTCATAAGAAGAGACAAAGCATGTCCTCACATACTAAAACCCAAAAACAACGTCAACCATCCCATGATTTTAACCCTCAAAAAGTAAACTCGGTTCTTCAATCCATCCATAATTCCTTGCCAGAGGAAGAAGAGATGGGTATTTATAATCCACATGGAACAGCAGTTACTGCAAAGCATTCAGAGAGTTTTACTCCTTTAAATCCGTTGAACTCACATGAATTCCCTCCTAAACCGATTTCTATGGGAGGTGAGCGCACCAAGAAGCCAGAAGGGATGAGCAATATGGAGCCAAGTATGGTACCTGTTCCATCGGATGAAAATGAGCAATTGGAGTTGCAAAGTTATGAAAAAAATTTTATGAATGATGCACAAGTGAGAGATTATTACCGAAAATTGGTACCTAATTATAATCATGAAAAATTTAATAAATCAGAGAATAATAAGAATTATTATGTAAACAATAGTTCCTCAAAATCGAATTATCCCAATTTTAATATGATGAATTCGGATGCAAACGATGCTAATAACCAATTGCTTATTGAGAAATTGAACTATATGATTAATTTATTAGAAGAACAGCAAGATCAAAAAACGAACAATGTTACTGAGGAAGTCGTTTTATATTCCTTTTTAGGCGTATTTATTATTTTTGTTGTTGATAGTTTTGCACGAGCTGGAAAATATGTCCGATAAATCTATCATTTATAATCCAAAATCCAACATCCAACCTTTTTATATATTTTACATTATTATATGTACAAAGGATACCGTAACATACTCTTCTATAAAGACAAAACTAACAAAACAATTAGCCAATTACAGCCGCAATTAAATAAATGCAGCAAGTGTAATAAACTCAATTCAATTACCGTGTCGCCTGTTATTCAAAATATCCATTTGTGCTACTTTTGTGGACAGCCTTTTTACATTATTAAACCGGCGTAATATATTATTTGTAAAACTACTTAAAGGGCTTTAAGCCCCCTATTACAAATAATATAATCAATTCAAAATAAAACACTTATCGGATTTAAATGGACTATATGCAAAATTATAGAAAAAATAAGCTGTCGGCGATATTATCATCGGACTAGTCTTTTCACTAATATTTTCAATAATGCATCTGTTATCGCTAATATCCTCTATCACTAGATACTTGAAATGATCATTTTTTTCAATTATTGACCATAAGGATACCTTGAAACCCTGTATAAATTCCCTTTTTGAAATTGTTGATCCTTCTCTCTGAATAGAACCAATGCAGGAAATAATCTCCTTCTCCTTTTCAATAAATGTACAAGTCTTTTTGAAAATATAGGCAGCCTCTATATTTCCATTAATAACTAACATCTTTATAAATAGATTTTTTGTAGAGACCAGCTCCATTATATTGCTCATTTCAGGATAGATCATAATAGACCATTTATCGAACGTTTCGTTGAACAAATTGTATAAATAATATATATTTTGTTTGTCACCTGTTAATACTGTAATTCTTGCATCCAAATGGACTGGTTTTGTCCAATTACGCATATTAAAACAATATGTTTTATAAACCGTTAAAGGAATAATCCCTGTTAACTCCTCCTCTCTCTTAAACAAACTAACAGCAATCTTCCGATTTGAATAGGATTGATTATATTCATGCGTTTGAATTAATTGCGGTGCAATATTTCTTTTTCGTTTCTCTTTATTAACACATAAATAGTCAACATAATACACATCAAATGATGCATCTTTTCTACCATTATTTATTCTTACATGTAACGGTCTACTAGTAATAATAGCAATAATTCGGTCCTCCTCAATTGTCGTCCCATTTTTATTATCTATAAATACTTCCGGCTCCACAAAATAAGACCAAAATGTCTTTTCGTTGTGTCCTATAAAATAAGGTACGATATTTTCCTGCTCTGGACTAAATGTATTCTCATTATTTCTCAAATAGTTTAGACGGATCATGGTAACAATCTGCTTCAAAGTGAACGGTTTTATATCTTCAAATGTCATCGTTTTTATAGATTTAAAATTGGTATATCTGTTTTTTTCCGGCAACTCTTTACGTATAATACCTACATTTACAAACCAATAATATAAATCATAAAAATGAAATACGGGTTGCAATGCCCAAAACCTAAATCGGATACGTATATACAAAAAGAATAGAATTATACATAGAATAACAACACCTAATATATATAAGATCATAATAGCTAATTATCAATAATATTATTATTATTATTAATTAACTAAAATAATATAAATAAACTAATGAATAATTATATTATGGATAACACCCCCGAAAATTTAGAAGTGAATGTATTTATCGAAATTGCAAAAAATTCTCATATTAAGTATGAATATGATCATGAATTAAATGCCCTTATTTGCGATCGTGTTCTACACACTCCTTTCAAATACGAATTTAATTATGGATTTATTCCAAATACCCTCAGTTTAGATGGTGATCCTCTCGACGTAGTAGTCATCATGGATGATGAATTAGTCCCCGGTTGCTATATTAAATGCCGCTTTTTAGGCGTTTTGGAAACCAAAGATGATCACGGCATCGATCCCAAAATTATTATGTGTCCCTCGACAAAGGTGGACCCTCGCTACGATGCGTTACGAGATATCTGTAATATACCATCCTTTACGAAAGAGCGCATCCAATATTTTTTCACCCATTATAAAGACCTGGAAAATAAAAAAGTGGAGATAGGAAGATGGCTAGACAAGAGCCATGCTTTACAAGAATATGTAGATGCTATAGTAAATGCAAAAGTGAAGGCTGTACAAACAAAAATATGATAGCTATAATGGTACTGATAGTATTGATTTATAAACTCCTACAAAGCGGGCAAGTATTATATTCCCTATTTAGACACCTATAATAACAATCTGTACAAATAACATGACGACAACTATATCTGTTTAACAAAGGAACCGTTTCTAAACAAACTGGACAATCATTAACTATTGCCGAATTTGTTATAATTGGATTTATTTCTGGATCTACATGAATATTCGCATTTAAGTTTTGCAATTGTGGATATATATGGTTTCTTCGGCGAATATAGAATGCAACATGTAATTCTTTGCCCCACATATTTCTTAGAGATATATCAGACATTTGCAAGGGAAAACCTGCCTCAGCTGGGATACCTGGACTATCTTGTCCTGTCGGTACAATATCAAAGTCGTCGTTTTCCAAATGATATTCCTGCTCTATAATTGGTCGCACACTCTCTATAAATTGTGTAACTGTCCAATGCGGGTTTATATGAATTGTTCGAACATTCGTTGTAAATACTTCTTTGAAGTTGATTGGGATAGATGTTAATGACATCATATTCTTATAATATTTATATCTAGGGTTTGGAATGATTGTTATAATTTATTAACCTATATTATAACAATTTTTAAATCAATTTTTTTCATTGACTTATTTATCATATAGTTAACACATTACTTTTGTGAAAACAGAATTGCAAAGTATTATACTATCGCTATATACATATTCGTCATCTTTATTTCGAAGCCACTTCCACTGCAACTTATTCGAATTTAGAATAGTAACAGTTCCATAACCGTATTGGGTTCCATTTCTGTACGCTGACCACACTGGCTGCTCATAAAATTCTTTTGAATGTCCCTCTAAATTGCCTCCATCGCCTATCGTAATATAAACCGGTGCAAATGGATCTGTTTTATTTTGATACACTGGATAAGTGCGTTCATAAGCATGTACATGACCTGTTAACACCAGGTTCACTTTATATTGATAGAACAGAGGCTCCATGGATGCTTGCATTTCTACAGTTTGCGCTTCATTTTGATGATCAACATTGGAAGAATACCAGGGACAGTGCATTACAACAATTATCCATGGACTAACTGTTCGGTTAACTTCTCGTAAATCTTCTTGTAACCATTTATATTGATTGGAAGATGCATTTGTCGTTGTATATGGATTTAAAAAGATTACATGTGCTGATCCCGCTTCAAAACTATAAAAGGAATTACCATAATCATAGATTGACTGAAAAATAGACGAACAACAATACGGCAACTGTAAATCATCGTCATGGTATTTGGGAGGAATAGTGATCGGACCAAAAATAGCTGGCTTTATCTGCGGCATTTTGTATCGCTCCTCAAATGCCAAGTAAAACTGTTGGTCATTTGTTAGTTCAAGTTCATGATTTCCTGGCCCAACCATCCATGGAACGCGCGACGCTAATGGCTCGATCATTTCTCCATAGGTGTCCCATAATTCCTGATTGCAATCCGCATAACTCAAATCTCCTACATGCAAAATCATTTGCACCAATCTGTCATTTTGTATATGATTTACCGTTTCTTGTGAATGATCTGTTTGACCCAAGTCACCCACTATACCAAATGTGAAGGATCCCAAGTCCTCCGAATAATAACTGCCCACTGGATCAGCAGTTCGAAACGATAATACATCCGATTGCGTATCTGTACTTATATCGCCACATATATAATAATAAACGGTTGATGGCAACAAATTTGTTAGTTCAACATGATGAATAGTACCGGATTGGTATACATTTAAATTAGGATAATCAAAATGATAGGATGATTGGGATCCATATTCAATCAAATTGAGGGTTGTTTTATTTAATCCATACCAAACAGTCGATCCTCTTTCATTCTTGGTTAGCCAAGAGATAGACATCGTATCAGGCGTTTTACCTTGTGCTATGTGAATTTGACTTATATGTGCATTAACATTAACAAATGTAAAAAAGGTAAAAAAAAGTTGGATAAATAAATATATTATTTTACACATACTATAATTATATATTTATAATTTTACCAAATATTTCTAAGTTGATTACATAAATCTAGTTTTACCTAGTATCCGCTGCCATGTTGTAATCTGCCTTAAAGACTTGATTTGCAATGACATTGATTTGCTCTTTGCATAGTCCGAAACAAACAGTCTATCTACATTGTAATTAAATACCCTCTCATAAAATATTTCTAATGCATTATAGTAAGAGGTTGTCAAATTATTGCCTCTGTTCATATGATATATGATCGATCGGTCAAAGTTATATGATGTCAATAAATCAGCCTCTCTCACTACATGGTATGCTGCTTGGTATTTTCCCAAATCAGGATAACCTTGTTTCTTGACAGTTGAATAAGACATGGTTTCCATAATACGCTTCGTATAATGCAGCTCTTCTTCATCCATTTGTACCTTTGTTTTTAAAAAGTGCTCTATTTCTTTGACGCCATCATCCTGCTTCATGTATTTTTTGTCACACATATCATGCAAAACAGCCGCACTGAAGATAACATTGGTTTGATCTTCTAGATAAGGAAATATATCCAGTTGCGATTTATAATTTTCTTCTGCATATCGAAGTACTTCCATGCTATGCCCCTCTGAATGCGACTGATCAATATTGTACTTTTTGGACATTAACAAAACAAATGCAAATAACTGGTTTAAAGAGACCATTCTTCGAGTTGTATATCTATATGTTGGAACTTGTTTAAGCATTTTTTAAATCAATTTTTTTCACAAGTTATGAAATGAGAAAAGGTGTAAAAGTTGAGCCACTTTGCAATACATTTTTTTCATACTTCAGTATTTTCAGCTCTTCATCTTCTTCAATTAATTCTTCTTTAAATTGGTTTGAATAATCATAATCTAAAAATAAATCACACGAATAATCTTTTTTTATTTGAGTAACCCACACTCTTTCACATAATGGAATAAATTTCTCATATATTTTTTTTCCACCAACAAAGAATATTATAAAATTCCTATTTAAAAAAGAATATGATTTTAACCATTTCTCTCTATAATTTAAAATAGAATTATATATTTCATCATTATTTGTAATTATTAAATTAGATAGATCTTTTTCTTCATCAAATATGGTATCATTTGGATTACTAGTCAATATAATATTTAACCTATCCCTTAATGGGCGTTTAGGTAGTGAAAAATATGTATTTTTACCCATAATAACAATATTATATTTAGTCTTATTTACAAAAAAATATAAATCCTTTTTAGAATTCCATGGAATAACTCCTTCTTTAGATATTCCATGATTTGAATCAACAGCATAAATAGCCTCCATAATTAAATTATAAAATTAACCCTTTATATTTTAATATTATTTTTTAATTTTTCTCTCGGAATAAAACGATTAAATATTAAATTGCATTATTTGATTTAACATCAGGTTCGATTTCTATGAATTGTCCAAAGATGTAAAATATTAATAAAAATAATTTAGATAGTAATTATTATTTGTTAGTATAAATGGGTACAACTGTTTCCAAAACGAAAGAGGTAGATAATACTAATACTAGTACTATAAATATTGCTGTCAATCATGATTGCCCTGTATGTCAAACAACTGGCAGAGTGCCAAATATTGCAGGTAAATTTTTTATTATAAATGAAACCGAGTGTAAGTGCAATGGATGTAATACTGTGTTTGAAAAGACTAGGTTTTTTAAGTGATTTGTGAGTATTTAATTTATATTACATATTAATTGGTAAATATGATAATTGAATTAGGGGTCCTGCACCATTTGAAAACGGGGCTTCTATGTTTGTATTAAAACAGTTAAAAAAGTAATTATAAGTTATATATCCAATACCATTATTTCCAAAAGTGGTTGAGAAAGTATTTATAAAAATAAATACTCCCGATGAACCATCGGCCTCATATGCTACTGGTAAATTATCAATATAACCACAAATAACCATTAGATGGTTAGCTATATAAATATAACTATTCGGATCATTGGTATTATTATACCATAATCCAGCAGTAGTTAATTTAGGATGATAATTTGAACGATTATTATAGAGCAACAATTGATCTATAAATAATTTATTAAGATATACCGTAAATAGCAAGGGTAATCCTTTATTTAAATAACTTTGAACTAATGATAAATTGAATGTAGTTGAATATGGATATGGATTAAATACATCAAACAATATAACCATTGAAGAATTTGGTAGAATTGGATAAGCATTTACACCATTATTAATAGTTGGAGGACAACCAAGAATTGGTGAAGTAGGACTGTCATTTACGGGTTGTGGTGCAATGTAATTTAAATTATAACTACTATAAGTTGCACAACCTTTAATAATAGTTCGATATACCATAAAAGGCTGAGGTAATCTTCCAGTTCCTGTTTCACCTACATACCAAACACCTTGACATGATATCGGTTGTACTTGGTTCCATGTAAATAATGGATTAATTATATTATTTTGCGGGTTTAGTGGATCAGATTTATTATAATATTTATCTATTTGTTTTTTATACTTATGGAAAGTTTGCCAATTTGTAGGATTTAACTTTAATGATAATAACATTTGATAATAATTAGCAATGTTATATACCATAGAATAACATTCACAAGCATCTAAAAATTTTTGATCAGTAATTGAAGGAAAAAATGGGGACAAATCAACAATGATAATTGGAGGAGTTGGAGGATAATTATTTTTTAAAAATTTATAAGACCATGCAGCCATTTGATTATTAGTTGCTACTAAATATCCGAAATTAGAAGAACTATTTGGAACACCAGTTCTATAAAAAATAGCGCTATTTGTTAGTTTTGCATTTTGAATAGACATTTATATAATATATTTTAATATATTTTAATATATTTTAATATATTTTAATATATTTTAATATATCTAATTCGGTTTAACCAATATATATAAATATTGGTACTCGTATTGACACTGTAATAAATCGATTTTGGATTCCAAAAAGAAACCACTAGCTTGAGCTTCATCCAAAATGACTTGCTGATCAGGCATGTACATAATATGTTCATTCTTCCTCACTTTACCATCGTCATCATTCTTGAATTTTTCCACAAAGGTTGCCTTATCATTTTTCTCATCTAGATCAAAGTTTGCATTATAAGAGAAATCCGTGAATTTGACCTTGGTAGACGTAATACGTTTCTTTGCATAACGTTGCGGCGACACATAAAGCAGCGGATTACCGGGAGGTAAAATAGGGTCAAAATTATGGCGATCTACTAAATGTATAATTAAATAGCCTCCGGGCATTAACCATTTAAAGCAATTATTAAAAAATGTCTGCTTGTCCTCAATATAATAAATAGTAAAGTACATACACAAAATATGGGTGAATGAGTCGGGTTCAAATTCACTGCTATTTGTAGCGTCACCGACTTCGAATTTGTAATCCGGGAAATTTTCCTTTGCTTTTTTGATCATGGATGGTGAAATGTCAATACCAATTACGTTAAGACCTTTAGCTCCTAAGGATGCCACGTGATGACCAGTACCACAACCGACATCTAAAATTTTGCTTTTGTCAGATGGTGTGGTTTTATTAATAATTTCGCCGACTTCATAATCATCCTTTAAGTTATTAAAAACTAAATAATCATAAATATCTGCATAAAAGTCGTCATAAACTTTTGGTCCAGATTTTATTAGAAATTGGTCGGATTGCGACATTTTTGAAAATCCTTCTTTTTTATCTACTCCTTTGAATATCAAAACTAACAACAATAAAAGAATAATAAAAATTAATATTTTGCACCAATTAGAAGATTTTTTATAGGTGCTTCCTAAAGATTTTATGAAATTTTGCATTTGTTTTAAAACAGTAGTCATCTATATATTCCACTTTTAAAAAAAGTGGAGCAAAAAACTATATATTTCCACTTTTAAGAAGTGGAGCAAAACTTGTGTTTCCACTTTTAAGAAGTGGAGCAAAAACTATATATTTCCACTTTTAAAAAAGTCGTAAGTGATAAGTGGAACGACAGGCGGAGAGCAAAAAAACTATATATATTCCACTTTTAAAAAAGTCGTAAGTGATAAGTAGAATGACCTTTTTAAAGGTGGATTAATTATCACTTCAATAATTCATTGAATGTTTTCATGCATTCATTAAAAATGACCAACAATTCATATTTCATGTCACCCGTTAACTCTTTTATAAACTCTAATTGATACTTATTTAATGGTCTTAAATTTCTTATATCATCTTTTATTATTCCATAATAGTCGATATTTAAGGATTTTATTGGATAATTATAAAGGTGATAATAGGACGGTATAATTACATCTGTATTATGCAAACCTGGCTGTTTAAATGGTTCATATATAACATTATTATCATCATCATTATATATAATTTCTTTTAATTTTAATTCTCTAGATAATCTTGTACACAGTCTCGCTTTAAATGTATAATTTTCATCATTGTTATCATTGTTATTATTGTTATCATTGTTATCATTGTTATCATTGTTATCATTGTTATCATTGTTATCATTATTATCATTGTTATCATTGTTATCATCGTTACTATCATCTTTGCCATCATCATCATCATCATCGTCGTCATCTTTTTCTTTAGTGTCATCCATATAAAATAAATAGTTAAAATATATAAATTATGTTTAATATATTTTTACAATATATTTTTGTAATATATTTTATAAAATAACTTAAAGGTCTTTAAATACTTTTGAAAAGAATATAATTATAATATATTCTTCGCTTATAATCCAAAATTTTTGGCTCCACCTTTACAAAAGATAGTCAATGAACGACAACGAAATCAACGACATACGCAGTCAATCCGACTTTAAAGGAATAACCTTTTCCGAATTCAAAAAAACCGACGTGAAAAACGAATTAAAGAAAAATTTGTACAATGCTAAAATCGAACCTGCCTGTTATTGGAGCGCCGAATTAATTTGTGCAGGACATTATGCGGACTTATGGGACACTATTATTGGGTTTTATAGCAAACACATACATATAGGAAACCCAAAAATTATTACCTATTTAGAACTACGAATTAACAATTTTAAAGAAATTGTCAACAACGGCTACAGAGATCAAGAAATACGATTACGTAACAATGACAAACTTAGAAAACTATTCTGTGAAGTTATGTGTGTTTTATGTGAAGCCAGAAAAAAACACTGTTACTCCGAGGTAAAGGTTAAAAAAGAGGACTTTGATTTAACTCAAATGACTGAGCGGTTTAAAGCACCCTCTGTTACATATGCGGATACTATTTTTTTAAAAGATGATCCAAAAGAACTATTTATTGCTGCAAATGAATTAGCATATAATTTATCAGATGATGGTAAGAATAGCGTAAATGCATGCTACTGGATGGAATGGATTATTCAATTTGAAACCATTTGCAAACAAAGAAAGGAAAAATTTAGCTGTGAGCGTCGCACATTTGCAAAAGTAGAGCCTAAGTTTCAAATGGATATAATATGGATTATTTGGGATATATTTTTAGAAGAGGCAAAAAAACATAGCACCCTTGTACAACGAATTGTCAATAGTGCTTTGAATATTTTTTGTTTAAAATATACTCGGGGATGTCATCGCAAACGCAGATTATTAATGTACTTTGTAATAGAAATATTTACTGAACCTTTTTCTACTGACGAAGAACTCGTTAAGGATAAAAATAAAATATTGGTTATTACCAAAAATATCGATAAAATTTATAAACAAATAAAGAAAAATGAACATTCGCCTGGTACTGATTACTTGTACCAAAATGTTGCTGCTACTAATTTAGAAAAAACGATCGCTAAGTTAGAAACAATGAATAGTTTGGGAGCGGAATATACGCCCCGTATAACGTAGTACCAGTACCCTTTTTCACAAATTAAAATATACAAATATTATATTATGAAGACTAACAGAAAAGGGTTAAAAATGGGTAAAACGAGAAAAAATCGTAAAGGTTCGTTAAATCAATCTACTGAGCAAACTATTGTCGCTATGTTCTTGCAAATGTTAAATACTGTTAAATTATATCATTGGCATACTTATAGCTATGCACAGCACAAGGCAACCGATAAATTATATGACGAATTAAATGACAATATTGACACTTTTGTGGAAACCATGTTGGGCAAAAATGGTTCAAGAGTAAACTTAACCGGCAAAAAAACTATTCCATTATTGGATTATACCAATTTACAAGACTTTCAAAAAGAAGTAGATAAGTACAAAGAATTTTTAATTAATATGAATAAGAATATTGAATTAAATATTACTAACAATAGCGATTTATTAAACATTAGAGATGAAATTCTAGGCAATTTAAATCAATTTACCTATTTGCTTACATTCAAATAAATATTATGGATTTTGTGTTTCCTCATGATATAATTATTCAATATTTAAATTTAATATGAAAATATAATATATTTTTTTATTATAATGAGTTCTAATATTATTAAATCCATCACGAGCGTATTCACAGATGATGATGTCTTGACCCCATTACCTGAAATACCTAAAACTTTCTCAACCACTACATCAAGTATTGCCACACCTATATCTAACTCTGTTTCCAATACAGCCAGTTCCATTTCTTCTTTTTTTCTCGGAATAACATGGCAAACTTGGCTTATTGTTATTTTATTGTTGGCATTAATCGGTATTAATGTTTTTGCTTATTTAGCAAAAGGGACACAGGTTTTTGGCGAAATTTTTAACCCTATTTTTAAACTTTTTGGTTATACCGCAATTGAAACTACAAAACAAACCGTTGAAACTACTGCCACTGGCACCAATGCCGGTGTCAATACGCTAGCAAATACCACCGTTGGAGCATTAAATACGGTTGAACAAGCTGCACAAAATGGTCCTACTGCAACTTCTGGTACTTCAGTAGGATTATCTACTGCACCTATTATGAATAGTATGGCAACAAGTAACACGGCAACAAGTAACACGGCAACAAGTAACACGACAACAAGTAACACGGCAACAAGTAACACGACAACAAGTAACACTGCAACAAGTACATATCCTCAAGGCCAATTAGCAGCTTCCTCACAAAAAGGACAAAGCATTGATCAACTTCGAGAAGCTGAAGCTACTAAGGAGCAATACCAAGAAGATACTTTAGAGAAAGCGTTGTCGAATGCAGCCCAAAGTGTAGCACAGACTGGCGGAGAAGTTCAACCATATGATCAAATTAAAACAACTGGTCAAGCTGGTTGGTGTTTTATTGGAGAAGACCTAGGTGTTCGTACCTGTTCACAAGTAGGCGTAAATGATGTTTGTATGAGCGGCGACGTTTTCCCTAGCCAAGAAATTTGCATGAACCCCAATTTGCGACCTTAACCTATTTGTTAGTATAATCTTTTTGAATTTAAATTTTAAAAAGATTATAAATACTGTATGTATTAATGTCTTCCATATTTATTCAAATTGCATCCTATAGAGACCCCCAGCTCATTCCAACCATTCAAAACTGCTTAGAAAATGCCGACCATCCTGAAAATCTCACTTTTGGGATAACTTGGCAACACGACGACAAAGAAGACTTGTCTATATATTTAAAGGATAATCGCTTCAAAATCATTTCTATACCCTATTCTACTAGTAAAGGTTGTTGCTGGGCACGACACAAATTGCAGCAACTCTATGACGGCGAAGACTACACGTTGCAGCTCGACTCGCACCATCGATTTGTCAAAAGTTGGGATACCTTAATAATTAATATGTATAAACAACTTAAAGAAAAAGGCGTCAAAAAACCATTAATTACTACTTATTTACCAAGCTTTGATCCAGAAAATGACCCTGATGCAAGAGTAAACTGTCCATGGAAAATCGAATTTAAAGAAATCACCCAAGATCAACAGGTCCTATTTATTCCTGGTTATATTCATAACTATGCATCTTTAACTGAGCCTGTTCCTGGTAGATTTTATTCCGCTCATTTCGCATTCGCCGCCGGACAATTTGTCCAAGAAGTACCACATGATCCACAGTTATATTTCACTGGAGAAGAAATGAGCATTACCGTAAGAGCTTATACATATGGATACGAAATTTTTCATCCACATATTCTTATCGCATGGCATGAATATACTCGAAAAAATAGGGTAAAACAATGGGATGACGATAAAGAATGGTGGAAAAAAGACTTTTCTTCCAAGCAACACTATTTACAAATTTTTTCCAATTATGGCCAATATGGAATAGGAACAGAACGTACTATACAAGATTATATTCGTGAACACAATCTAAACTTTTTGGAGAAACCTCCACCAAAACCTACAGAAACACAAGTACAAACAAATTTAGAAACTATAGAATACAAACAATACAAACAATTTGATGAAGCATGGAAAGACTGGATTAAAACTAACAAAGCTATAAATATTGCAAACGATGTCTTAAAAAAAATATTATTAGATGCTAATTTTCATCCAGATGAAATTGATAAAGAGTTAAGTGTTAT